CTGGGATGCGCTGGAAGGACGGGACGGCAATGGCTGACAGCACGCGCGAGGCGGCATTGAAGGCGGTCCATGCCGCCCTGCAGGGCATATCCGGCCCGACCGTGCGGCGCAACGAACCGGACCTGATCGATATCCCCGCCGGTGGGATGATCGATCTGAACGATGGCGAACCGGGCGAACCGGATGTGCTGCTGTCGCCGGCGCAATACGGCTGGACGCACCGCGCGGAAATCATCGTCCAGGTGCAGGCCGGGGTGGCGGCGGATCGCGACGCGGCGCTGGATGTACTGCTGCAGGCGATCGGGGCGGCGATCGATGCCGACGACACGCTGGGCGGAACGGTAGATATCGCGACCTTGGGCGGCCCGGAAACGGTGACCGAAGGGATCGCCGGCGGCGAGGGCATCAAGGCGGCGCTGGTGCCTCTGGTGCTGGAATACGTGACGGCGCAGCCGCTGGGATAACACCGGCAAACAGCAATAACGGGAATTAACGGGAGTTCATGCCATGACAAAAACGCGCGCATACGGTTCGGACAGCCAGCTGATCGGTATTCATGAGGTGACGCCCGGCACTGCGCCCAATGGCGGCGCGGGCGGGGTTTACAAAAAACTGCGTTTCGCCAGTTACAGCCTGGGGGCGGAAAAGCCACTGGGCTATGATCCGCTGCTGGGCGAGGGGCGCAACGCGCAGGACCCGTTTTACGAGGCGGTCAGCGTGGCCGGTGACGTGGTCGTGCCGTTCGACCTGCAGGGCATCGGCTTCTGGCTGGCGGGGCTGTTCGGTGCGCCGGACACGACCGGCAGCGACCCTTACACCCATGTATTCACGGCTGGCGGCGAATTGACCAGCTACGCGCTGGAACTGGCCCATATGGCGCTGACGACGAAGAACGTACAGCAGGCCACCGGGGTGAAATTCGGCGGGCTGTCTTTCGACATGGCGCGGACGGGGGCGGCGAATGCGACCATTCCGCTGATCGCGCAGGGGGTGGCCGAATCCACCGCCGCCGAGGATGCATCGCCGGTCACCGATACGTTGACCCGGTTCAACCGGTCGCGCGGCACGATCAAGGTGGCTGCAAGCCTGCTGGCCAATGTCACCGCCGGGCAGTTCGAATTCAGCAACGGGCTGGAAGCGATCGAAACCATCCGGGCGGACGGGCTGATCGACGGGGTGGACGAAACCGAAGCGACCTGCCGGGGCGGCGTCACGGTGCGGTTCGGCACCGATACGACGCTGCAGGACGCGATCGACGCGGAAACGCCGGTGGTGCTGGAATATGAATTCACCATTCCCGGCGTGGATGGCTATGCGCTGACCTTCGCCCTGCCGCGGGTCTTCCTGCCGCGGGTGAAAGGGACGGTCAACGGTCCCGGCGGGGTGGAGGTGACATACGACTGGCAGGCCGCCTATGACAGCAGCGCCGGGCATATGCTGGAAGTCACGCTGGTCAATGACGTGGCGAGCTACGCGCTATCATGATCACTGCAGCAGTGGACATAAAGTTCGTTTTGAATGTCCACCATCATCGCGAATTCTGCGGGGTGCAGGATTCTGTCGGCATCGATGACCGACTGGGCATAGCGAAGGAAGAGGCGATAGTGGCGTTTGGAGCGTTCCTGAAGGCGTGGAAGAATATCGAGAACGAGGTCGCTGCACGGTGAAGGTGCCGATTTCGGCATCGAACAGCGTGCCGCGATATGAAAGGAAAATTGCATGATCCGGCTGAACCTGCCGACCGAACCGTACTGGATAACACTGCCGCACGGGGTCCGGGTGAAGGTCCGGGTGCTGACCACCGCCGTTTATGAGGCGGCGCGGATCAAGGGCGCGCGCATGGCGCAGGAACTGGTCGTGGAACACGCGGCGATTGCCGATGCCGGCGGCGCGGTGACCGGCTTGCCGGATCTGTCCGACCCGGATGCGGTCGCCGGGGTGTCGCAGTTCCTGTTCGTGCAGGCGCTGGCGATCGCCGCCGTGATCGAATGGGACGGGGTTGCGGCCGCCGAAGGGGATGCACCGCCACCGGTGATCCCGGACGCGGTGAAAATCCTGATGCAGGTCCCGACCGTGGCCGAGGCCTTCGTGGTGAAATACACCAGAACCCATACGGACCTGGTGACGGAGGGAAACGGATCAGGGACCGCGCCGAGTGGCATTTCGGCGACGGTCCCGGATACTGCGCCGGCTGCAAAGCCGAAAACACGCCCTGCAGCCGGGGGGAAAAAGGCGAAGACGGCAAGCGCTGCCCCTACACCGAAAACGTCCCCGAAACGGTCGAGGGCCACGAATCCTGGGTCGTCCTGACCCGCAGCGCCGGTCAGATCCGCGTGTCGGGCATGGGCGGGGTGACCGGAATCGACATGGTCGCGGCGCTGGCCATCGGCCGGGCGCTGGGCGCGGATGAACGGGCGCTGGCGATCCTGCTGCCGATGGGCGAGGCGGGGCTGGTGTCGGCGATGAACCGGAAAGAGGAGGGTTAGGCATGGCGAAAAAAGACGTTGAAATCCGCCTGGCGCTGCGCGATGGCGATACGGTCCGCCGGCAGATGACCACGCTGGGCAAGGATGGCCAGCAGGCGCTGGCGAAGATCGAAAAGGCGTCCAAGCCGGCATCGCGCGGGCTGCTGGCGGTGAACGCGGTATCGCGCGACGGGCAGGCGCTGATGCTGGGCTATGCCGGGCGGCTGGGCGCGGTCGGGTCGGCGATGTCGGCGCTGGGGCCGGTGGGGCTGGCTGGCGCGGCGGGGATAGCCGCAATCGTGTTTGCCGGGGTCGCGCTGGCGCGGGCATCGCGGCGGGCGGTGGACGCCATCGCGGCGATCGGCGATGAAGCCGAACAGGCCGGCGTCGCGGTCGAGGTGTTCCAGGAACTGCGATTTGCCGCCGACCAGTACAATGTCAGCCAGGAAGCGCTGACGGACGGGCTGAAGGAACTGGCGCTGCGGACGGATGAATTCGTGAAGACCGGCGCTGGCCCGGCGGTCGAGGCCTTCCAGCGGATCGGGTTGTCGCAGGATGACCTGAACGGGCGGCTGGCCGATACCGGCGCACTGTTCGAAGACGTGATCGCCCGCATGGCCGATCTGGAAAACGACGCGGCGCGCATCCGGGTCGCCGATGAGCTGTTCGGCGGTACGGGCGGCGAACAGTTCGTGCGCATCGTTAATGGCGGGATTGAGGCGCTGCGCCGGTTGCGCGGCGAAGCGCGCGAAATGGGCCTGGTGATCGATGCGTCATTGATCGCGAAAGCGGACGAAGCGCGGGATCGATTGAAGACGCTGGAACAGGTGGTCGACGTACAGCTGAACCAGGCGCTGGTCGATCTGGCGCCGGTGCTGGTCGGGATCGCGGAGATCTTCGCCGACCTGGCGCGCTGGGTTGGTGAGGTGGTGGACGGGTTCCGCGAAATCGAAAACAAGTCGCGCGGTGGGCTGGCATCGCGGCTGGCGGAAATTACCACGGCGATCGAGGGGCCGCTGTCCAATGCCCGGTCCGGCCACCAGTTGCGGAACTACAACAAGCTGCTTGAAGAACGCGAACGGATCATGCAACAGCTGATCGAACTGGATATGAGGGCCGCCAAGGTGTCGACAGCCCGCGACGGCGGTGGCGGTGGCGCAGCGGCGGAAGGTCCTTTTGCCGACACGGTGGCGAATCTGGAATTTCAGCTGGCGCAGATGGAACGGACGGATTTTGGCAAGCGGCTGACCGATGCGCTGAAATCGGCGGAAATAGACAGCGCCGCAGTATTGAGTTCGGAATTCCGCCAGGTGTTCGACCTGACCCTGCAAATCCAGAAACTGGAAGATGCCCGCAAGGCCGATGAAGCCGCCGAAAAGGCGCGCCAGAAAGTCGAGGCCGAAGGCAAGGCGCTGAAAGAGAGTCTGCGCACGGCGGAAGAACAGTATGCCGCTGCGATCGAAAACGCCAATCGGCTGCGGCGCGAAGGCGCGATCGATGCGGAAACCGAAGCCCGCGCGGTGGCGGCGGCCGAACGGAAAAAACTGGATGCCAGCCGCGAGGCGTCGGACGGGATGAAGCGGGCGCTGCGCGATATCGCCGACGAAGCGGGCAATGCGGCGGCCAATGCCGAACAGGTCTGGAAGAATGCGTTTTCCGGAATGGAAGACGCGATTGTCGATTTCGTGAAAACCGGCAAGCTGGATTTTGCCAGCCTGGCGGATTCGATCATTTCCGATTTGATCCGTATCCAGGTGCGCCAGCAGATCACTGGAAAAATCGCGGGTTTCATCGGCAATATTTTCGGCGGCGGTGGCTTCGCCGGCGCGCCGGCGGCCAGCCCTGCGGCAGTGCAGATCGCGCATGCCGGCGGCATCGCCGGCGATCCATCGGCGCCGCGGCGCTTCGTAGCGCCGAATCTGTTCGCTGGTGCGCCGCGCTACCACGCGGGCACGCCAGGCGCCGGGCTGCGCCGAAACGAGGTGGCGGCGGTGCTGGAACGGGGCGAGGAGGTGCTGACCACCCGCAACCCGCGCCATATCCGCAATGGTGGCGGCATGGGTGCGGTGCAGATCAACAACAACACCTATATCACCCTGCAGGGCGGCGGCAACGCGATCGGGCCGGGCGGGCAGATCGACCCGGAAATGGCGCGGGCGCTGCAGGTGCAGTTCGACCGCGCCGCCGATGAATCGGTCAAGCGCGCACTGGAAAAACAGCAACGCCCGCGCGGCATGCTGAACCGGGGGATCTGAGGCATGGCCGTTACGTTCACGCCGCCCCGCGCGCCGTCCGTGGGGATGTCGGAACAGGTGCAGCCCCGGGTGATTTCGGTGGCGTTCGGCGATGGCTACAGCCAAGACAGCGCGGACGGAATCAACACCATGCTGGCGCAGGTGCCGCTGTCCTGGGCCAGCCTGTCCAAGGCCGATGCGGACACGATCTGCGATTTCTTCAAGGCACGGGGCGGCACCGAGCGGATCACTTACACCCTGCCGGATGAATCGACGGCGCGGCTGTGGAAATGCGGTCGCTGGACCAAAACCCGCCGGCGCGGCGCGCGCTACGCGGTGCAGGCGCAGTTTGTCGAGGTTTCGCTATGACATTGGCGGAAGAAAGCCAGAAACTGGCGCAGGACGCCAAGGTCACCCTGTGGCGGCTGGACCTGTCCGCCTTCGGCGATGCGCCGGCGCTGTTTACGACGCATGTGCTGCCGGACGGATCGGCGGTGGTGTTCGACGGCGAAACCTATGCAGCGGTGGCGGCGGAAGCGGAGGGCTTCGCCTGGTCCGGCGACGGGCAGCAGGCCACGCCGGTGATCCGGGTGCCGCGCAGCAGCGTCACCCTGACATCGCTGTTGCGGCAATACGACCAGCTGCGCGGGGTGCTGGTGGAACGGGTGCAGACCTATCGGATGCATCTTGACGATGGCGACGACCCGGACCCGTCCGCGACCTGGCCGGTCGAGGTCTGGGCGGTAGACCGGGTGACAAAACCGCGCGATGCGGATCATTACGAAATCGAACTGGCCACGCCGATCGACCAGTCGGCGGCGCAGATCCCGGGGCGGGCGGTGGCGCGGGATTATTGCCCCTTCGGCTACCGGATCTGGGATGCGGAAACGGAAAGTTTCGATTACAGCGGCGTGTTCTGCCCCTATACGGGCGGCGATTATTTCGATGTGGACGGCGCGGCGGTGACCGACCCGGCGGATGATGTGTGCGGCAAGCAGTTGCGCGATTGCGAAATCCGCCATGCCGGGGTCAAGGTGCCGTTCGGTGGATTCCCAGGCGTGGCGCGGGTGCGGGCGTAAAGACGAACCAACCTTGAAGGAGAGCGATGATGTGTGACAGTGCCGAAGAAGCAAAAACCAAGATTGACCGGCTGATCCAGTCCATGGACCGGTTGTCAGACAACCTGGAACTGAATCCCCGGGGCATCTGGTGATGTCCCCGACAGGGTAGCCGCGTCGCCGTTCCAACTTCCCTTGAGGTCGATACTGACGCGGTCGCGACCGAACACCGGGTCCATGCCGGGCGTGTGGCGGTCAGTTTTTACCGTGGCGGTAAAGGCATCGCCGTCAAGGGTGTAGGCGCCGATAAAATACAAGGCGCTGTCGCCCCCGGTGATCTGTCCGTCTCTGAGAACGACGACGCCACCGCCCGCGCCCAGGGGGGTGGCGAAGTTAACCTTATACAAACCGTTGCGCATAAGTCGTGCCTCCAGTGCCATGTGAGGGAACAGGCTCCATGAATACAACCAGAGAGTCAATGCCCGCGCCCCGCTGGATGGCCGCGCCGGTGCTGGCGGATATCCGCGCGCATGCGCTGGCGGCGTATCCGCGCGAATCCTGCGGCGTGGTGCTGGATGGCACCTACATCCGGTGCCGCAACACGGCGGCGGACCCGGAAAACGGGTTTCGCATATCGCCGCGGCGGCTGGCGGGGCTGATGCCGGTCGATGCGGTGGTGCATTCGCACCCTGACGGGCCGGATTGCCCGAGCACGGCGGATATGGCGGCGCAGGATGCGATGGGCGTGGCCTGGGTGATCGTGTCGACGGATGGAAAGGCTTGCCTGCCGGCGTTTGCCTGGGGCGGGGATACGCCGCGTGCACCGCTGGTCGGGCGTGGGTTCCGGCACGGGGTGACGGATTGTTACAGCCTGATCCGCGAGTGGTACGCGGCGGAACGCGCCATCACCCTGCCGGTGGGGCCACGCGACTGGGAATGGTGGCAGGATGGCGGGGACCTGTACCGGAAAAACTTCGGGCCCGCCGGTTTCACCCGGTTGGCGGATGGCGCGATGCCCGAGCCGGGCGACGTGTTCCTGGCGCAGACACCGAAATCGCCGGTGCCAAACCATGGCGGGGTGTATCTGGGCAACGGTCTGGCACTGCATCATCTGACGGCGAAAAAAGCGGTCGACCCGTCCTACCTGTCGCGGCGGGAGCCGATTGCACGCTGGATGCAGTATGTCACGCACTGGTTGCGTTATACGGGATGACCCGGCAAGTTTGTTGCTACGGGCAACGAATGGAGTCGGATATGCGATGGATGGTAGTGGCGGCAGTGATGATGGCGGCGGGTTGTTCGTCGGATATCAAAGGCGATTACAGCAAGGTCGCGAATATCGGCGGGCATGATTATTACGCGGAATTGTTCGACCTGGGAAACGACCGTTTCGACGTCGTGGTGCATCACGGTGATTTTACGCTGGGCTGGGCGGGCGGTATGAATGCGATCGAGAATCGGATCGTGCTGGCCGAAGGGCTTGTTGCCGAGCATTGCCCGCCTGAAACGAAAATTGAAATGATTTCTGTTGCCCAAAACGACGTGCGATTAGTTCGGAGATACCGATGCATCCGATAAAACGCGACATACATCTGCATGGAACATTAAGGGCTCGCTTCGGCGGGCCTTTTTCTTTGGCGGTGGATTCCGCGGCGGAGGCGGTGCGGGCGCTGTTCCAGCTGCCGGGGTTCCGCCAGGCGCTGGCAGAGGGCGAATACCGGGTTGTGGCCTGGGGGCGGGATCTGGACCCGGGTGATTTGCGGCTGGGATTGGGCAAGTGGAACCGGGTGGATTTCATCCCGGTGGCGGCGGGCGCCAAGCGCGGGGGCATCGGCAAGGCGATCATCGGCGCGGTGATCCTGGTGGCCGCGGTCTATACCGGCGGCGCGGCGTTGGCGGCGGCGGGCGGGGCCGGCGGCGCTGCGGCCGGGGCGGGTGGTGCTGCTGCGGCCGCCGCTGGCGCCGGTGGTGCGGCTGCTGCGGCGGGTGCGGCAGGTGGTGCGACCTGGGCGACGGGTACAGCGTTTGGTGTTGCAGGAATGACCGTTTCCTATGGCCAGATCGCGCTGTTCGGGGCGACGACGCTGCTGGGCGGGCTGGCGCAGATGTTCACATCCGTGCCGTCGGCGGGGGATTTTACACAGTTCGAGGCGGCGGACAGCCGCGAATCCTTCCTGTTTGCGGGCACGGTCAACACCACCGAACAGGGCGGGGCGGTGCCGCTGGTATTCGGTCGCACGCTGGTCGGTAGCCGGGTGATTTCCGCCGGGCTGGTCGCGGAACGGGTGGAAGCGTGATGCGGATGGAAAACCGGTACCGGAGAGCGCCCGTTATCGCCGAAGGCGCGAAAGGCGGCGGCAAGGGCGGCGGCGGTGGATCGTCGCGCACGGCGCAGGAAGACGCCAACACCCTGCAGACCCGGAATATTGCCCGCATCCTGGATCTGATCGGCGAAGGATCGATCGGCGGGCTGGTCGACGGGCTGAAATCGGTTTTCCTGGATAACACCCCGGTGCTGGCATCGGACGGGACGGAGAATTTTCGCGGCATCACCGTCACCGAACGGATGGGCGACGCGGATCAGGAGCCGATTCCCGGCTTCGACGATGTGGAAGAGGAAGTCGCGGTCGGCACCCAGGTGAAGGCGGAGTCGCCGGTGGTGCGCACGATCAGCGATGCGGATGTGGATGCGGTGCGGGTCAAGGTGCAATTCCCGGCGCTGCTGAACCAGGACAAGACCAATGGCGACCTGCACGGGGCCAGTGTCGCCTTCACCATCGAAACCCGGTTCGACGGCGGCGAATGGGCGGTGGCGCATGACGTGGCGATCACGGACAAGAATACGTCCGTGGCGGAACTGGGCTGGCGGGTGCAGAAGCCGGCAGGCGCTGCCGGCGACTGGGATGTGCAGGTCAACCGGTCGACCCCGGACAGCACCGAAGCGGCGCTGAAAAACGACACCTACTGGTCCAGCTATACGCTGCTGACAGAATCGAAACTGTATTACCCCTATTCGGCGATCATGGGGGTGGTGGCCGATTCCGAACAGTTCGGCGACCGGGTGCCGGACCGCGCCTATGACGTTTACGGCTGCAGCACGGTGGCGCTGCCGTCGAACCGCGATTCCGACACGCGCGAATACACCGGGATCTGGGACGGCACCTTCCAGACCGGCTGGACCGACAACCCGGCCTGGCTGCTGTATCACGTGTTGCGCAGCGAATTGTGGGGGCTGGGCCGGTATATATCGGCGGCGCAGCTGGCGGCGCTGAAATGGGACCTGTACCAGGTCGGCCAGTATTGCGACGGGCTGGTGCCGGACGGGTTCGGCGGCATGGAGCCGCGCTTCACCATGAACGGCGCGATCACCCAGGCGCGGGATGCGGCGGCGGTGGTGGCGACGATCGCCAGCGCCTTCCGTGGCATGGCCTGGTGGGGTGCGGGCGGCATGGCGGTCACGGCGCATATGCCGACCGAAGCGGCGCGGCTGGTCACCCGGGCCAATGTGGTCGGCGGGCGTTTCGACCGGCCGGGGTCGCGTTTGCGCGACCGGGTGACGGCGGTCAATGTCGCCTGGCAGGACCCGGCGGACCGGGAAGGCGTGGCGGTGGAGGTGGTCGAGGACCAGGCGGGTATCCGCCGGTTCGGCCGTCGCGTTTCCCCGCTGGCGGCGTTTCTGTGCAATTCGCGTGGCCAGGCGCGGCGGCTGGGCGAATGGGTGCTGGCGTCGCAGACGCTGGAACCGGTGATTTTTCAGGGTGGCGAGGACCTGGCGGATCTGCGCCCCGGCGATGTGGTGAAGATTTCCGACCCGGAAGAAGTCGGTGCGCGCTGGGGCGGGCGGATCGTTTCCGCCACCGTGTCGGCATTGACGCTGGATGCGCCGGTAACGCTGGAAGCGGGCGGAATCTATGGCGTGAATGTGCGGCTGGCGGATGGGACCTGCGCGGACCGGGAGATCACGAATGCGCCGGGGGAAACATCGGTGCTGACCCTGGAAACCGCGCTGCCATCCACGCCGGCGGAAGCGGCGATCTGGGTATTGTATTCGCAGGATGTTGAACCGGAACTGGCGACGGTGCTGGGCGTGGCGGATATGGGGCAGGGGGTGTTCCAGTTCGATTGCGTATCCTATCGCGCGGACCTGTTCCCGGCGATCGAGCAGGGCACCGAATTTGTTGCGCCGCGAACCAGCCTGATCCCGAACGGGGCGTTGCCGCGGGTGCAGGACCTGGACGTGTCGGAATACCTGTACCGGTCGGGGCCGTCCGTGGCGGGCGGGGCGACGCTGTCCTGGCGGCCGGTATCGGATGTGCGGGTGCGATCCTACGAGGTGCAGGTCAAACGCCCGGATGATTCATACCGGCGGCTGACGGTGACGGCGGATTCGCCGGTCGACCTGCGCGACGTGTCGGCGGGCGATTACAGCGTCCGGGTGCGGGCGATGGACGGGCTGGGCCGCCCGGGAGACTGGACCGAAAAGACGAAAACACTGTACGGGCTGGCGGCGCTGCCGGTGGCGGTCACGGGGTTGCGGATTTCGCGATTCGGCGGGCTGGCGCTGCTGACCTGGACGCAGCATACCGACCTGGATGTCGTGTTCGGCGGCAATATCCTGATCCGCCATTCGGCGGTCGATGGCGGGCTGGCGCGGTCGGTGAGTATCGGCGATGCGCTGCCGGGATCGGCGACGCAGGCGGTCGTGCCGCTGCTGGCCGGGACCTATTACGTGCAGGCGCGGGACAGCGGCGGACGGGTGACGGCGGATGTGGCGTCGATCGCCACGGCATCCGCGACGGCGCTGGCCTATTCGCCCGTGGGGGCGGTGCAGGCGCAGCCCGCCTGGGCCGGTACGCATGACGGCACGGTGGCGTATGACGGGGCGCTGCGGCTGGACGGAACAGGGCTGGTTTCCGAGATCCCGAACATGGCGGAACTGACGCAGGTGCTGTCCGCCTGGGGCGGGCTGGAAAGCACCGGGACCTATACCATGGAATCCGGCCTGGACCTGGCGGCGGTGACGAGGGTGCGGCTGGAAGCCTGGCTGGATGTGCAGGCGGAAAACGTGCTGGACATCATATCGGCGCGCGAAGGCAATGTGGCCGACTGGCCGAACATCCTGGGCACGCCGGTTGGCGAAACCGATGCGGTGGTCGAAATCCGCCGCACCCAGGATGACCCGGAAGGCAGCCCGGCCTGGTCGGACTGGGAACGGCTGCAGGCGGCCGAATACGAGGACCGCGCCTTCGAGGGCCGGTTGCAACTGAGCACGACGAATCCGAACCAGCAGATCTACATCAACGAATTCCGCATCGATGCAAGGGAGGTGGCCTGATGTCCCAGGCGAGCATGACGATTGACCCGGATGAGACGCCGATTCCCTATACGTCTGATATCAGTGCAGCGCTGGCGGCGCTGCTGTCGGCCAGTAGCGGGGCGACCGCGCCTTCATCACCGGTACTGGGGCAGTGGTGGGCCGACACATCGGTTGCAAACATCATTACGCTGAAGACCTTCGACGGGGCCGCTGCATGGTTCCCGGTTTTCGTGCTCGACGTGACCGGCGGCACGCTGACATTGTCGCTGGCGGCCGGGCAGGTCGGCGCGACGCAGCTTGCCGACGGCGCGGTGACCGGCGCGAAGATCGGCAGCAGCGCGGTATCGAACGCCAAGATCAACGACGGCGCGGTCGGGTTTTCGAAAATGTCGACCGGCGCGATCGCCAGCCAGGGCGAGGCGGAAGCGGGCGCCGCCGCCGACAAGCTGATGACGCCGCAGCGCGTGGCGCAGGCGATCGCGGCGCTGGGGTCGGGTGGGGATTACATCCAGATTCAGGACCAGCAGACGGACGGGGCCAATGGCGGTACGTCGGTCGCCGGGTCGTGGCAGACGCGGGTATTGAATACAGAAGTCGCGGACGCGGGCGGCCATGCGGCGGTTTCCAGCAACCAGGTCACGCTGGCGGCGGGGACATATGAAATCGTGGCGCGCGCGCCATTCCAGGCGCTGTCCCGGGGGGTCCGGCTGCGCTGGCAGAATGTTACCGATGCCGCCACTGAGGTGCTTTCGCCGAGCCTGTACTTGGGCGGCGATATCACGGCGACGGGCCATCGCTGGGCCTGGCTGACGGGGCGATTCACGATCGCCGGGTCGAAGGTGTTCGAACTGCAGTACCAGGTGCAGTCGGCGATCGCGACGAACGGGCTGGGCCTGCATGACCAGCTGACCCTGGGCGTGGAAATCTACTCGGATGTGATTTTACGGAAGGTGGCGTGATGGATTTTGCGGCGGCGCTGGCCCGGTTGTTCCCGGGCGAAAATGTCAGCCCGGTGGCGGCCGGTGGCAGTTATGACGAAATCGTGGCGACCTGGCGCGGCAGCGCGCCGCCGCCGGACC